CCTCGTGGGGGTACCTTGGGCTTCGGCTCAGAATAACAAACATCAACAATGGATCGAATACGACACAACGAACCGCCATGGTCCACTGTGATTAGTGGGAATTCATTTTCCCAGGGATCACAATGGAATTACCTCGGAGCATCTATTGCTCCTGTAATCGAGGAACGTTCATACGGACCCTTTCGAGGATCCGTGAACGAAATCATCGACACGGCACGTGGTTGGGGTCAGGATAACTTCTGTGCGCATCTCCGTGAGGAGGTACACATCGGCAGTAATCCGAATCCCGTAACCATGTCACGTATAACGGGTACACCTGGTATGATATTTACCGGAGAGTTAAACACTCTTGGTATATCACACTATGTGGACTTGTTAAACGTTGGCGTTGGCAATCACGACGATGCGACAGAGCTAAGCAAATGGTCAGTTCCTGACTATTCTGCTGAAGCTGTTGACGCAATGTGGCCCGGAGTTGAAGAAGAACTGTCGGTCTTGAACTCAATTTATGAGCTCAAGGACTTCAAGTCACTTCCGAGACTCCTAGACAATACCTCTAAGACCCTCGCTAAATTTCCAGGCGCAAGCCTGTTTATGGAGCGATGGTTGAAGGGGCGTCGTCTACGTAGGGCTACTCCTAAGCTTACGCTTAAGGAGATCGTGGCTGCAACAACTGGTAACTACCTGAACTATATGTTCGCGGTAGCACCGTTAGTATCCGACCTGAAGGCAGTGCATAAAGCACTGAGAAACACTCGCAAGTCTGTTGAAGACTTGTTGGCACGCGAAGGGCAACCTCAGCGTCGTCACTTCAAAAAGACACTTCAACCCGATACTATCGGTGTTGATGGTGTCGTAAATGAAGCGAATGCACCTTGGTCAGGAGCTAAGTGGTATTGGTATCAGCGAACTGCAGAGTTCGTTGGTCCGATTGAGTATAGGGCATCAATGTCCTATACTTATCGCGTTCCTGGATTATTAAAAGAGCATGCTCTTTTATTGGGTTATCTTGATGCTTTTGGCATCAATTTTAATCCAAGCATAATCTGGAATGCAATTCCTTACTCGTTCGTCATTGACTGGTTTGCCAAAGTTGGCAAAACAGTTAATTCCTTACGTGGTAAGCTCTTAGCTCCCATAGTTGACATAGAGGCGTTTGATCATTCTATTAAGTATACAACGCGTTCTGCCTTATGGCAGGAATCGTATCGTGACTTAAAGACTGATCCAAACGTATCTGTCTTGAGTGGAAAGGTCCTCTCAAGATGGAAGGATCGTAAAGTCTACGTTCGTAGACCTTGCATTCCCTCGTTTGTCGTTCCCATCAGAAAATCCCGAATGACCACGACGGTCATCACTCTAGCGGGGGCCCTTTTGGGCTCCTTATGGAGTGGGGGGCATGCACCTAATGTGCATACACCTTCTGGTAGATAACTGACGGATACTTGTTCTATGTTCAACGAACAACTGACCCTCAGCGACGGCTCCGCCAACCATGCTTATAGCACGGTTGTCACCGGAGATTACAAGCGTATTCGGCGAGTGCCGAGTACTGACTTGAATGCACCCGAGCTGTTCACCATCAGCCATCAACTGAACGGAGATGTCTCCCGTTCGTTGCTGCGCTTCGATACAACTATCGAAGGTACTGCTGGTGAATTGGGCGTGATCAGTGTGCAACGCGTGATTTCGATTCCTCGAAATCTCGCTACACCTGAACTCGTCAAGAAGGTTTGGGCTCAGTCGATTGCTTTCGAGCAAACGGCTGGGTATCAGGATAAGGTCATCAATCTCGAATCATAAGAAAACTTATGTTTCGATTTAGTGATCTACTCCGTAAACCTTCCACTCGTGCGGGGCGCGTGCGCCTTGCCATTCTAAGTAGTGCTGTTGCTGTCCTTACTGGCATCCACATTGATTCACTCTTTGTGGGCCCAGTAAATCAGCACAATCACCACTTAGTAGTCACGAATACACCCTTATCTGGTACAAACTTGTATCAGAATCAAGTGCATCCGTGACCGTCTCAACGGGGCGTAGATCATAAAGGTCTACGTCCCGCCTTCGTCAGTCAAGTCATGTTGAACATAGGCTAGAAGATCGTACCATATGGCCGATCATAATAGTCTAGTAATGACAAGTAATGTCATCGTCAACATGGTTGCTGATGTCAGCGCATGTTATCCTGAGTTGTTCCCTATCAAAGCGTCAACGCTCACGATTCGAAAGATTCGTAAGCGCCTTAGCTCTGAAGGTCTTGGTTTTCTTACGAAAACCTTGCCCCATCTCCGTAAAAGCACGGATCGTGCTCTAACGGGTGAAGTGCGACTCGATATTGGAAGATTCGAAAGAATCCCCAATACACAATTGCCGAGGTTTCTCGGTGAATTGTATAGTCGTGTATTCACTAACGATGGTTGGGTTCGACCTGATCCCAGTGTAACATGCATCCGTTTGATAAGACAGATCACTGATCTGTTTTACAAATACGAGGCCCCGTATGCCAAACAACAAGAAGAAGACGCTATCAGTGGCTTTGAAACCACTGACCGCGAGCTCCCTCAAGTTACTGAATCAGACCGAGATCCTGACAGCGATGTCAGGCTATCAGTCTGCTCAGTTGGTTGCGAATCGGGACAAAGTGTTGAGCCGCTGGACTTCCTTAACGGAAGCAGCAGACAACAGTTTGTCGTCCCTACAAGTTGTCTTCGAGCAATCGACGACAACAAGTGGGGATTTTCCGATCCAACGCGACCTGGATGCACTCGAGTTGATCAGCGCAACGGTAAAGAAGCTGGTTGCTGCCCAAAAGCAGCTACTTGCTTCCCACATTGCGTTGATCTCGATCTTGCAAAAGCACTCCTAAACAGAGTGTTATGCAATTTCGACCCACTCGACATAGTTCCTAGGCATGGACCAGGTGTAGTCTCTACTGGCGAAAAGCCCTATGAGAAAATGCAATTCAAACGATGCTATGCATCGGTTGATCGCGTGTTTCCTTATAGCGAATATTATTATTCGAGTAGTAACCATCTGGTCGATGCTCTAGTGTCGACACAAGGGAAAAGAGAAGATAGAAATATCCATCTTCCCCTTACGTCTGAAGCCTACGGCCAAGCAAAAGTTTGTTTGGTTCCGAAGGACAGCCGAGGTCCACGTTTAATATCTTGCGAACCACTGGAAATCCAGTGGATACAGCAAGGTATCGGACGTGCCCTCGTGCGACATATAGAAGCTCACACCCTTACACGGGGTTATGTGAACTTCACAAACCAAGAGGTTAATCAGTACCTTGCTCTGAGAGCGAGTGTTACTGATGAACACGCGACACTAGACTTGAAAGAGGCTAGCGATCGCGTTTCACTCCGCTTGGTTCGTGAACTATGGCCAGAGCATGTTTACCGTGCTCTGGTAGCGGCTCGTTCATCAACCACGCTACTACCTGATGGTAGAGTGCTAGAACTCAGAAAGTTTGCACCAATGGGAAGCACATTGTGTTTTCCCGTAATGGCGTTAACGATCTGGGCTATAGCCACGGCGTGTGCGATGAGGTTAAACTCCGACACAAACCCTTTAAGGGCGCGTGGCGAAGTTTACGTGTACGGAGATGATGTTATAACGAAAACAGCGAAAGCTGCTGACATTATAACTGCCTTGGAATCGGTTGGCCTTTTGGTCAACAAAACCAAGTCATTCCTACATGGTTCTTTCAAAGAATCATGTGGCGTCGACGCTTATAAAGGCGTCGCCGTCCAGCCAGTTCGGATTCGAACTGTATGGACATCATCCCGTAGTGCCAGCGTCTACGCAAGCTACATGAGTTACAGTAACTCATTGTACCTGCGTGGATTTCGGTCTACAGCAAACTACATAGCGAATGAACTTATAAGGCAATACGGACCCATTCCCCATAAGGGATTGTTTCCGGACATGCCGAAAGAGTTCATCGCTAGGTGGACTTCGCTCATCGCGAAGAGTCTCAAAGTCAACCGGAAGGTTGACGATGAGATTATAACCGAGGGAGGCCTAGGCTTCCCTTGTTTGTGTTGGACACCGAGCGTGGCTCCTGGTGTGCGTAAACGTTGGCACGGTGGTTTCCACCGCTTCCAATATCTCGTATACACCATAAAACCAAAGAAAGTTTCTTTGGGGAGTTACAACGGCTGGGCAGAACTGTTGAGATACCTTACCCAAGGATCTTCACAGTTCACGGCTGG